TTGCATAATGAGTTGATGTTATTAAAAACGGAAGTATAAATATTTTTTCTTCAGAAATAGTATAACTATTTCCACCGCCTCTTAAACTTGGATTGTTTGTTCCAGTATCAGTACCATCTACTTTTATATTATTATTTCCTAAAAATGCTAGATAATCAGTATTATCAGCCTTAGTTCCATTTGCAACTGCGCTTATTTCACTTGCAGTATTATTGGTAAATACTCTATTTACTTGCAAACCCACTCTAAAGTTTACACTTTGAAAATTTACAACTGAAGTATATACATTACCATCATACTCTGAACTTGCTGAATTTATTGTATCTCCATCACTACCAACTGTTGGTGTAGATATAAGACACTTGCCAATTGTTGGAGTAAGTTCTATTTCTTGTGTTGCTTGAACCCATCCCAAAGCACCACTTCCACCAGCATCAGCATTTAAACCATCAAATAATAAATAGTTTATATATCCAAACCAAAGTCCTGCTTGTGCCGTAAACCCACCATCTGATACCCTTAAGTTACCATCTCCAGAATAAAAAACTGGATGAGTGCTATTAAAACTACTTAGAGAATTTTCATCAATACCCTCACTATCTCTAAGATGAAAAGAATTATCAGTACCTTTATTATATAATACTTCTATTGATTCGTTTCCAGAGTCACCATCAAGTTGAAAGTCAGACTTAAATATAAACAACCCTCTATTATCAATTAAATCAACATCTACTCCAAAGGAATTAGTTAGAGAAAATTGTCCTTCTAATTTTATCTTACCTAGATTGCTTATCTTAACATCTTGTAAATTTGGAGACTGATTGTCTTGTATATCTCTAGGGTCTGCATTAGTATTTAATCCACCATGAAACCCTTCAATCTTAAGAGTTTGTTTAGGCATTAGATTCTTCGTACTCTATATCTTCTATAATTAATCTTTGGGCGTTCTCAGGTAGCTCACAAAGTGAACAGTCATCTTCTGAAAAATCTATTTCAGAGTTTGCATCATGGTCAAATACATCTAGTCTAAGACCACCTTCAGAACCTTTTATGGCTCCTCCGTTTCTTATACTTAATTCCGATTCGTTGAATTCCTGTACGGAATCATCTTGTTCAATATATCTCGACGCTTTTTGCATCCTCCACACTCCTTTACTTTACCTCTAGTAACTGTTTTGATTGCTCTACTAACTGTATCTCCAAAACCTACATCATTAGAGAAAAGGTCTATGTTTATTTTCTTACCCATTAGTAACCTTTAGGGCCACTCATTGCTTGTCTTTTGAGTTTATTTTTCATTCTAACATTTTGGGATTTACCTTTAGCCGTCTGTACCATGTTCTGTTCTTCTTTTGCAGAAGTTCCAGCTTTCTGGGTTTTGCCCATTTTCTTTCCACCATAACTCATACAATCAGCCATGCTCTTGTATTTTTTTCCTGGCCCGACCATCGTCTTACACTTTGCTTTACTTGGCATTTTATTTTCCTTTCATTGATTTTTGAATTGCAGCTGACCTTTTACTTTCGTAACCAGATAGTTTACCATCTTTGTTAAGGTCTGCTTTTTTTGTTACACATCTTTTAAGTTTCATGTCGTAGACTTGACCTACTTTACATTTCATTTTACCTTTCATATTGTACTTCCTTCTCATTCCACCAGTTTTTAATTTTGTTGCACCACCTCTTCCTGTGTCTGGAGTTGCTACATCTGATAATCCAAATACGTCTGCCATTACTTCCAACTAATCCTTTTACTACTTGTTTTCTTTTTCATCGCTGATGTGCATTGTGCCATTGTAGGTCTGCAGGCTGGGTATCCCTTTCTCTTTTCACCTTTTCGTCTCCCACAGGGCTTTCCTGTTTTGCAATCAACCCAGCCTTTTCCTTGATTTCTTGAAAACCATTTTCGTAGTCCTTCTTTAGCCATTATTTCTTTTTATGAACTTTTTGAACTTTAAATGAAGCAGTTAAGCTAGAGCCCCTATGAGGTTTATATCCACCAGTAGGATTTTTCATTAACTTAACACCTCTTCCAGATTTCATCCAATGGTATCCTTTAGGTGCTTTTACTTTTTTATTCATATTACTTACTCTTTTTCTTCTTACTTGAGTTGCCCCAATTAGCAGCTCCTACCTTACGACATCTAACTAATGCTCCAGAAGCATAAGCTGATGGCCATACTTTGTATCTTGCTCTTACTTTATGATAACATGCATCTTTCTTAGACATTTAACACTTCCATCTTCTTCTAGCTGCACAGATTCTTTTGTCAGGTGTTTTAGAGCAATTAATACCATGCATCCTCATTTGCCCAGCAGACCTACTACAGTAAGACTTTCTTCTTTTTGCAGACTTACTACCAGGCTTCACCTTTCCTGTTACAGCGGTTTTTAATTTAGAACCGGGATTCATTCTTCTGTAAGCAGCTACACCAGCACGAGTCATTCCCGCTCCAGATTTAGTGGACCGAAAGTTCTTCTTATTTCTTGCTGGCATCTTACCTTTAGACATTTTACAATCCCATCCTTACTAAAACTTTTTCAAGTTTTTCTCTTAGTTCTTCCAACTCTCCGTAAATGAACTCAATGTGTTTTTCAGTTGCAGAAGGTTGCTTCTTTGTTTGTTTTTTAGTTGCTGGCATTATGCACCAATCTTCTTGAGTAATACACCTTTGATTACTTTCCAAAGTGCCTCAAGTATTTTTTGTTCTGTTTTTTCAGAGATGATAGGTATATCAACTGCTTTATTAATCTCAGCGATTACCTCTGCTCCGTTTTCATCTGACAATAAGTCATCTGCTATTAGTTTTGCTAACATATTAACTTTCCTTTATCTTTTTTGTTTTTAAATATAAATAGTAAATCTGTACTGCAAACATAATACACATAAGTACACCAGACAATAAATCGGTCCAATAAACAAAACCTAAACTTGTACTTAATCCAGTAACCTTAAGACTGTCCATTAGTTTACACTATCTGCTTGTGATTTAGAACCTTGTCCAGAATTATAATATTGTATTGTATCTTGTTGCATTTCATTTTCCATTTGTTTTTTTAGCACAACTGAATATAATAAATCAAGATGTTTTAATAAAGAAGCTATCTGTGGCATTTCAACAAGTAAAGGTTTCTCTTCTTGTTTATACTGAGCATTATATATATCCATTAATTTATGCATTAGTGTTTCCCATTTATCCTACTTAATGAACCATCTATCCTAGATACTTGATTATCAAGGTCATTTATTTCTTTAGTAAGAGCATCAAATTTTCTATCTAACTTATCATCAGATTGATTCCATCTAGCAATTAACTTTATAATCATACCTTCCATGTTTTGACCTCTATTTTCTACTTTTAACGCTTCTAATTCTTCTTGTTGCCTAGCTGATTTATTAGACATAGACACAACTAAATATACAAACATAGCACCCACTACTCCTATCATTCCCGCTTCACCATATAATGCTATAAAATCCATATTATTTCTTCTTTTTTTTGCCCCAACTAAATGGGTTTAAGTTTAGTTCCTTTTCATAGAAGGCTACTTTTTGAGCTAGTTCTTCCCTTTCTATTTTTTCCTCTGCAATATGTTTGCTAAGTAAGTTTTCAATTTGTTCATCAGCAGTTGCAACTTTATTCTCCAACGCCTTAATCCTACCTTCAATTTGTAAGTATCCATAAACCAGCCCTGCAACCAATACAAGTCCTTGAGCCAACCACTTGAGATTAATGCTAACAATGGCGTTATCATCAAGAATGGTAGTGCGATAGCTTCTAGCGGTATTAGGTTTTCCACTCATTTCACCTCAACGTATTCCCATTCATCATGCAAATGACACCAGTTATCACCATTGTAAATCTTATTAGCATACCAATGTTGAACACTATCATGTGATGTTATTTCTACAAATGCTGTATTTGTAACTGTATCTTGCGGAGTTATCTGAATCCCCCCTACACTCCAACCCTGACTGCATCCTAATATATTTATAAGAAACAGGCACGTCATAACTCGTACTAACAACTTTAAATCCTCCATATTTTATCTGTTTTATTGTTTTATTCATAAAGTCTTTATCACATGATTTTCTAATTTGTGCTTTCCTACAATCATTCTACCAGTACCTCCACCATGTCTAGAATCACACTCATCCACATATGCTTGTTCTATTGTTGCCCAACTATTACTACGCTTAATTACTTCACCATCTAATACTAAAAAGTATTTATAAGAAGAAGGATAAGTCAGGGTCTCAGTCGTACCATCTGGATATGTCTTTGTTCTAATAGCACCGGGAGTTGTATTTCTATATAGTCGTAAGTAATGACCCTGAGAACTTTTCCTTAT